TCGGACGAGCCGACTGAAGAGGTGCTCGCCGGTCTGCTGACGCCGCAGGAACAGGCAAGGCTGTCTGCAAGCGGTATTTCGCCGTGGGACGCCTATGTGCAGGCGCAATCGGGCTGGTACGACAACGCCACCATCAACCTCGGCATCAATGGCCGGATTGCGCATCTGTTTCCGGGACAGAAGCTGGAACTTCACCGGGCCCAGCATCCGCATTCCGATTACCGGGACTTCGCCGCCCACCTCCTGCGCGAACTGGCCCGCTGCATGGGTCTCACCTATGAGAGCGCCACGGCGGACTACACCAACGCGACCTATTCGAGCGTGCGCATGGCCACGGGCGAGATCTTCCAGATCACGCTCTACCGCCGCGCCCATCTTGTCGCGCCGTTCTGCAATGCCGTCTACGAGGCCTGGCTCGAAGAGGAGATCGTCCGCGGCGGCATCCCGTTTCCGGGTGGGCTAGAGGGCTTCCTTGCCAACCGCTCGGCAGCCTCCCGCGCCATCTGGCGTGGTGCGCCCAAGCCCCAGGCCGACGATCTCAAGATGGCCAAGGCCCACGAGATCTGGTGCCGGCTCGGCGTCATGACGGACGCGGCGATCGCCGAGGACCTCGGCCACGACATCGAGGACGTCTATGCGCAGCGCGCCCGCGAGAAGGCGCTCCGCGAGACCTACGGCCTGCCAGACCATCAGTACCAGGGCATCACCAATACGGACGACCGCTCTGCGGACCTCGGTTCCCAGGATCCCTCCGGAGACAGTTCACCCCCATGACCATCTTCACCAACTATGCCGATCCGTGCACCGTGCTGCCGCGGATCCGCGATGCCTATTACGCGCTGCTCGAGGGCCGACGGCCCGAAGTGATCGAGTTCGATGCCGGCAATGGCGTCAGGCGCAAAGTCCAGTACGGCAAGGCTGACATTGCCAGCTTACGCGCAGAACTGAGCCGCCTCGAAACCGTCTGCGGACGCCAGGCCGGGATGCGCCGACGCTTCGGCCTCAGCGCAGGAGGGGGGTATTGATGCCCGGACACCTTCTCCGCCTCAGCCACCGGCTCCTTAACACGCCGCTGCTCATCCATCCGGCCAAGGCCGAGGTCATACTCGGCGCTCTGAGCGGCCGCGTTGGCTTCGAGGCCGGGCTTTTCAATGTGGAGGAAGGTGCCGAGGGACCTGACGCAAGCCGCTTCGTCGGTTCGACCCGGCGAGGGGACGGATCGGCCTCGATTGCCCGCACTGCTGACGGCGTGGCGATCATCCCAATTCTCGACACGCTGGTGAACCGCGGCGCCTGGCTCGACAGCCGGTCGGGGCTCACCAGCTACGAGGGGATCGCAGCCCAGTTGCGCGCGGCAGGGCAAGACCCGGAGGTACGGTCGGTGCTGCTCGACATCTCCTCGCCCGGTGGCGAAGCCGCCGGCATGGCAGGTCTGGCGGATATGATCCGATCGGTTCGCCAAACCAAGCCGATCACGGCCTTCGTCAACGACATGGCGGCCTCAGCGGCTTACGGCATTGCCAGTGCCGCAAGCGAGATCGTCGTCTCGCCTACTTCGATCCTTGGCTCGATCGGCGTCGTGATGCTGCATGCCGACCGTTCGGGCGAGCTCGCGGCGCAGGGCGTCAAGCCGACGCTGATCTTCGCTGGTTCCCACAAGGTCGACGGCAATCCGTTCGAGCCGCTTTCTGACGCCGTCCGCGCCGATCTGCAGGCCAGCGTCGATGCGCACTACCGCCAGTTCATCGACACGGTGGCTCTCGGGCGCGGCAGCCGGCTCACCGCCGACATGGCACGCGCCACGGAAGCCCGCACCTTCATCGGCTTGGAAGCCATCGCCCTTGGTCTCGCCGACCGTGTCGCCAGCTTCGACGAAGTCCTCGCCTCGCTTTCCCGGGCCAACACATCGCCCACCACCCGCCCGTCTGGGCGCAACGCTCGCAAAGGAGGGATCCAGATGAGCACGAACGATATAGCGCCCGGTGACGAAGACCCGGGCATCTCAACGGCTGAACACGAGGCGGCCGTGACGCTCGCCCGGCAGGAGGAGCGCTCCCGCATCGCGGGCATCGTCAACTCCGACGCCGCTCAGGGCCGCATGGCCCAGGCCATGGTTCTGGCGACTGAAACGACGCTATCGCTGCAGGAAGCCACCAGGCTGCTCCTCGCCGCGCCAAGGGAAACCCGCATCGACGCCCTGGCCGCGCGCGCAGGGTCAGGTTCCGAGATGGGCTCCTCTCCAAACCCGCAACCGCATGATCGCGGTGCCCGTGCCGAGGAGGGCTGGAAGCGGGCCATCAGCAACGCCAACCGGCGCTTCGAACCGTCCTGACAGGAGACTGCACAATGACCGTTCTCATTGAAACCAATCATCCCGGCGCTTTCCTCTTGTCCGAAGCCCAGGGCCAGCGTTCACGCGACACCATCACCATCGCAGGCGGCGCCGGAATCGTTTCCCAGGGCAGCGTGCTCGGCAAGGTCACGGCCGCCGACAAGTACGTCGTGAGCGCAATTGGCGCCACCGACGGCAGTCAGGTGCCTGCAGCCATCAACATCTACGGTGCCGACGCATCGACCGCCGACATTGGGATCGCAGCCATTGTCCGCGATGCCGAGGTCAATGGCCATTGCCTCGTCTACCACGCCGACCGCGACCAGCCCGCCGAGAAAGCCGCAGCGCATGACGCGCTGAAGAGCCTCGGCATCATCGTGCGCTAACCCGGAGACCAGATCCCATGTCGATCATGAACATCTTCACCCAGGACGCCTTTAGCGTCATGCGCCTCACGGACGCCCTGCGCGATATTTCCTATGTGCCATCCCGCATCGGCCAAATGGGTCTCTTCCAGACCACCAGCATCGATACCCTCGACATCGCCATCGAAAAGGACAAGGCGCAGAACCGGATCCTGGTTCAGGCCAGTCCGCGTGGCGGTCCCGGCCAGACCTTCGGGCGCAACCAGCGTTCCATGCGCATGCTGAAGGTGCCGCATTTCCAGGTCGATGATGCGATCTACGCCGATGAGGTGCAGCAGGTTCGTGCCTTCGGCGAGGAAATCGCTGTCGAAAGGCTGCAGGGCAAGATCGCCGATCGCGCCGCCGAGGCATCGCAGTTCTTCGCCCTCACCGAGGAATATCACCGCATCAACATCCTAAAGACCGGACGCCTTCTCGATGCCGACGGCTCGGTGCTCTTCGACTACTTCTCCGAGTTCGGGGAAGCACAGGCCGCCGAGATTGATTTCGACCTCGACAATGCCACTCCGGCCGAGGGTGTTTTCCGCAAGAAGTGCGCCAGCGTCATCCGCCAGATGGCCGGCATTCTCGACGGCATCCCCTATTTGGGTGTGACTGCTCTTTGCGGCGACGCCTTCTTCGATGATCTCATCGCCCACAAGGAGGTCCGCGAGACCTACAAGGGGTATGCCGACGCCTCGACCCTCCGGAATGCCTATGTGAATGCAGGAACCTCCGGCATTTATGGCAGCTTCGAGTTTGGCGGCATCACCTGGGCAAACTACCGCGGCGGCGACAATGTCGGGGTGGATACCAACAGGTGCCACCTGTTTCCCATGGGCGTGCCGGGGCTGTTCCGCACCGTCTATGGTCCTGCCGATTACATCGAGACCGTCAACACGCCGGGGCAACGCCTCTACGGCAAGCAGTGGGAGATGCAGAACGGCAAGGGCGTCAATCTGGAGTTCCAGATGAATGCCTTGCACTACTGCACCCGTCCTCGTGTGTTGATCCCCGGCAAACGGACCTGAGGCGCATGACAAGGACGTCCCCACATGACCACGCTCACTGAAGGCCGCCACCCTGGCGAGGGCCTCCTGTCGGAAGCCAACTTCCACCGCTCGCGCGGCAGGGCCACGATCAAGTCCGGCTCGGGCGTGATCGAGCCCGGCGCGATCCTCGGCAAAGTCACCACTGGCGGCAAATTCGCCCCGAGCCCGGCCGCCGCGACGGTCGGCGTCGAGGGCGCCGAAACCGCAGTTGCCATCGCGATCTACGGCTGCGACGCCACCGCGGCGGATCGGGAGATCGCGATCATCGAGCGCGACGCTGAGTGGCGGATCAGCGCCGTCGTCTACGAGGCCTCGGTCGATACCGACGCCGAGAAGCTGGCCAAGCGGACCCAGCTGGCCGCGGTCGGCATCATCCTCCGCTAAGCCCACCCCCCCACCACCACATCGCCAAGCCCGCCCACCCCTGCGGCCCGATCCGGCCTGCGGGACGAGCGCGCTTGCACCATCGCAACAAGGAGCCCCCCGGAATGTCTCTGTTCGACGACATCGACGGCTCGCTACAGGCGGCCATGGACCATGTGTTCGGCGAGGCAATCCGGGTGCTCCCCCAGTTGGCAGGAGGAAACTATGGGGCCGGGGCTCCCGACCCGGCCCGCCCCCCGCTCGACACCCGGGCGATCATCAGCCGCGCGCCCAACACGGGGAAGCTCGACTTCGCCGGAACCAGCCGCAGGGGGGTGGAGCTCTCGCTGGCGCCGTCCGAGTGCTGGATGGACCGGGCCGCCTACGCCGCCCTCGGCTACGCCATCCGCCCCGGCGACATTATCGAGCTCACCGAAAAGAGCTGCGTGCGCGTGACGGTATCCAACGTGGCGCTGGGCGACCACCGGGACATCGTGATCCACTTCACCGCCGGAGCTTCCGCCCCATGAGCATCATCGCCCTCGCGATCCGCATGTCGGCGACCCGCGCCCTTGAAACCGAGGGGGCCATACGTCACCGCCTGCTCGAACGCGCGCAGCATGGGCGTCCCGTTCGGGGGCAGCAGCGTGGCAACCATTAGGCGTTCTCCCCGGAAACCGTCAGGACGACGGTGCCGATGCTGGCCGCCTCATAGGGCGGAAGGACAGTGTTGGTGGACGGCGCCGACAGCGCGACGCCGTAGACGCCCGGAACCATGAGCCGGCTCTTGATCCAGTCGAGCGTCAGGTCGCGACCGAGGCCGCCTTCGGTTGCCCACGCGGCGCGCAGGTTGGCCTCGGCCGTGGCGACAATCGACGGCGGCGTCGAGGGGGTTACGGTCAGGGCGGCGACGACGTTCACCACCGCGGTCACCGCCGAGCGGACTTCCACCTCCCCGTTGACCATTCGGTTCTCGGGGAGGGCCAGGGCCGCGGCGACCGCGCTGAGCAACGGGGCGCCAGCGACGCCGCTGGCCGCTGTGGACAGGACCGCCACCCGAACCTTGGGGTCGCGGCCCTCGCGGTAGGCGATGGCGTCGCGAACCTCGGTCGAGGCGTTGAGCGCGATCAGCCGATAGCGGTAGACGCTCCCGGTGTTGCGGGCCATTGACGAGAGCAAGATGCGGAGCCGGAACCGCTCGTCATCTTCGTTCAGTGCGCGGGCGACCGGAGGGCTGGCGTTGGCGCCCACATGATCGAGGTCGGTGCCGGTGGCATACCGCAGCAGGTTGGAGCGGGCGGCCTCGTTGATGCGGGCGCGGATCAGGAGCTCGCGATATGCGGCCACCTGCATCAGCTTGTTGGCGACGGCGCTTTCGAGCGCCAGCACCGGCTCGATGTCCGGGAAGCGGACAATCAGGTCCGCCTTCATCCCGGCGAGGATCGCTTCGAAAGAAAGCTCCTCGATCAC